TGCAGGACGTGACCTACCGCGCCCTGGGGCATCCGTTCCACCTGGCCGGGGACGGGACGGTCTACACCGTCCCGCAGGACTCCGACTCGTTCCTGGACCAGTGCATCCAGACCGTGGTCGGCACCATCGTCGGAGAACGGGAGATGTGCATGCCCTACGGGGTCCCAGATCCGGCCTGGCACGGCCTGGAAGCCTCCGACATCGAGGCGGCCCTGTCGCTGTTCGGTCCGACCAACATCGCCATCAACGGCGTCGACACCGAGTGGGTGTCCGAGACCTCCGCGCACATCACGGTCAACTGGGACCGGGTCTCCTCCGCGACCTTGGGAGTTGACCAGCCATGACCTCTCCGATGACCGCGCCGAGTGCAGTGCCCAACGTCGATCTGGCGCTGCACTGGATGACCGAGAACGACCTGCTGGACGCCTCCATCAACGCCGTCCGGGTCCGGCTCCCGGAGTGGCAGCCGGTCGAGGGCAACACCGAGGTCGTGCTGCTGGAGGGCATCGCCCTGCAGGTCGCGCAAGAAGTGTTCACCATCAACCAACTACCCCGGGTGGTGTTCGAGGCCGTCCTGGAGATGAACGGCGTCGTCCGCCAGCCCGGCGTCGCCTCCCGGACCCAGATGACGGTCAAGACCTCCGCCGGGATCGACGGGGACCTGCTGCTGCCCAAGGCGTCCCGGTTCCGGGTCCCGCTCCCGGACGGCACCACGGTCGACTTCCTGACCCTGGCCGACCAGTCCATCCCGGTCGCCTCGACCGGCACTCCGGTCTGGGCCCAGTGCGAGACGCTGGGCACCCGGCCGCACACCGCCAAGGCCGGGACCACGGCGTCGCTGATCAGCGGGCCGACCTGGGTCGAGAGCGCCGTCGTCGGCCCGGCCGGGATCACCGGCGGGGTGGACCCGGAGACCGACCAGGAGTTCTGGACCCGCGGCGCGGCCATCCTCCGACGTCGCCCGAGTGCCCTGGTCGTCGCGCAGAACTTCGCCGACGCCTCGATGGAGTACGTCCAGGTGGCCCGGGCGGCAGCCTGGGACCGCTGGGACGGCACGGGCAACCAGGCGCAGGTCGGGACGAAACTGGGCCACATCACGGTCGCGGTCACCGGCCCGGGCGGGGTCGCCCTGCCGCAGGCCGACCTCGACGCGGTCCGGGTCGCCCTGGCCGCCCAGGCCCAGGCCGGGCTGGCCGTGCACGTCATCAACCCGTCCTATGCCACCGGGGTGACCGTCTCCGTCTCGGTGGTAGCGGAGGCCGGGGTCAGTGCGGCGGTGCTCAAGGCCGGGCTGGAGGCCGACCTCAAGGCGTGGATGAGCCCGGCGACGTGGCCCTGGGGCACCGCGATCACCACCAACGCGCTGGTCGTCCGGGCGGGCCGGTACCCGGGCGTCGCGGCCGTCACCGCGACCGGCGGGGCCAACTGGACCGCGCCCTCGACGCTGCCGCAGGGCCTCATCGCCTCGACCGCCGTCCCGACGGTCACGGTGGTGGTGGTGTGAGCCTCCCGGCCGCCCTGGCGACCGACCCGGACGTCACCTGGCTCCCCACCCTGCCCAACCTGCTGCCGGTCGACCCGGCGGACGGTGGCCAGGCGCTCTACTTCGACTGGTGGCTCGACGACACCACCGCGGTCGTCCCGGGCGGGACAGGCCTGGCGACCTACGCCTACCTCCCGGCCGGGGACCACTCGCTGACCACCCGGCAGCGGTACGCCCAGCCGGTCCCGCTCCCGGTCACCGGCGGCGAGGACTACCAGTTCACGACGACCAGCACCGGGCCGATCCTGATCGAGTTGTACGGGGTCCGGTCCGACGACACCCCGGAGGCGCTGGGCGCGGACTGGCACCCGGGCGGGACGACCCACCGGAGCACGGTCACCCGCTCACTCCCGGTCGGCTACGTCGGCCTCGCCGTCCGCATCGTCTGCCCGGCGGCGGCGGACTACTCGTTCAACACCGACCCACTGCAGCCGGGCCAGTTGCTCTACCGCTGGCTGGATCTGTGGGGCGTGCAGCAGGTCGGCTCCTCCTGGGAGACCGACGGCCAGACCCTGCCGGACCCGGGCTCCGGGGTCACCGTGTCCGACCCGGTCCTGGTCCGCGGGTTCTACGACCCCGGACCGGTACCGCCCACCGGCTCGGTCGAGACGTTCGGCACGCTGGTCTGGGGTTCGCTGCCGGAGTTGTACCGGCGGGTCGACGGCCAGCAGTCCCCGGCCTACCCGCTGCTGCACTACCTGCAGGGCGCCGGGGTCGGGTCGGACGACACCATCGCGGTGGCCCGAGAGGTCTACGGCGGCGCCATGACCGACCCGGTCGCCTGCCCGGACGCCTGGCTGGGCTGGCTGGTCGCCGTCCTCGGGATCATCTCCGCGCCCAACCCGGCCGACCAGCGCGCCGCGATCCAGGCCCGGCAGACAGCGGCCCGCCCGGGCACCGCGGCCAACCTGGAGGCCTACATCCAGACCCTGCTCTCGGGCTCCAAGTTCGTCGTCGTCTCGCCCTCCTCGACGGCCTGGATACTGCGGGTGCAGGTCATCGACGCCGAGACGACGCCGATCGGCGGGACCGCGGCGCTGGCCACCCGCATCCGGGCCTCGAACAAACTCCCGGCCGGGTACGACGTGAGCATCCAGCCGCTGCAGATCGCCTGGGACGCGGCGGACACCCGCTACGGGGCGACCTGGTCCCCGGCCGACGAGGCCATCACCAACTGGGCGGACCTGGACAGTACAGGACTCGGAGGCTGACATGCCGGTAACTCAGGACCCGCGGTTCGGCACCAACCGGTGGGGCGCGGGCACCGACCCGTGGCCCGCCCGGCCGGGCTGGAACGCGCTCCTCGACCTGCTCACCACCAAGGCGGCCATCTTCGCCGAGGGCACGTTCGCCGCGCGCCCGGCATTCTCCGCGGCCAAGAAGGGGACGTTTTACTGGGCCACCGACCAGCAGCGGCTCTACTACCAGTCCGCGACGGCCTGGACCGAGGTCAGCCCGACCGGCGGCGGCGGCGGCGGCGTCGCCAGTCAGGGCCGGACCGGGGTCGAGGGCACCTCGCGGCTCGCGGCCCGCTCCGATCACTCCCACCCGGACCCCAACTACGGCACCCGCCCGCTGATCAACGGCAGCGACGACCCGATCGGCACGTTCTCCACAACCAGGCCGACCAAGACCTACGCCGGGTTCACCTCGCAGGCCACCGACGGGCACGGGTTCTTCCAGATCAGCAGCCCGGAGACCGCCACCGGCCTCATCGGTGCGGTGGCCACCCCGTACTACACCTCGGGCGGCTCCCTGACCTGGTACCCGGTGCTCCGCGGCGATCACACCAACACGGCCACCATCACGTTCCAGGCCCGCCGGGTGGTCGACGGCGGGGAACTGGCGAACACCTCGATCCGCTGCACGTTCGCCCTCTGGTACCAGGTGAACGGCTGATCCCACCCGACGACGCCGCGGCGGCCTACCGTGTCGCCATGGCAACCAGCAAGCAGGACCCGGCCGCCGCCGACAAGGCCGCCGCCAAGGACACGACCCCTGACCCTGAGCAGCAGGCCGAGGCCGAGGCCAAGGTGCAGGAGCAGGCCGACAAGGACCGCGACGAGGTGGCCAAGGCCGCCCAGGAGGCGGAGGGCACGACACCCGTCCCGGCCAACTTCGAGGACATCGCCGCCCAGGCCCGGGTGGTCGACGAGCAGGCCGCCCAGCAGGCCAAGGACTCCGGCTCGAACGAGTCGGACGGCAAGCCGGACGCCGAGGCCCGCAAGTGACCGAGAAGGTCCGCGAGCCGGAGGAGCCGACCGACGAGGATCTGGTCGCGGTCCGCCCGGCGGACCAGTCCGGCGCCGAGGACGACCCCGACGCCGACCAGCAGTTGGACGTGACCGCCGACCCGGACATCGACGCCGAGTTCCCGGTCGTGGACGGTGACGAGGACGAGGAGGACGAGCCGGAGTGACGAACTACCCGCGCTCGGCCTACGGCTCGACGAACCCCAACGCCGGGTATCCGGCGAACGGCGACCGGAACGCCTGGGGCGGGTACGCCTGGCCCGGCGGGGTGCCCACCGGGCTGCTGGCGCAGACCTCCTACACCTCGACCTACGGCCAGCGGCTGAACGTGCTCATGCGCAAGGAACTGGTCCCGCTCTGGAACCTGGCGTTTGAACTGATCGACCGCAAGCATCGCTACTGCGTCTACGCGGTCAAGAACGGCGAGGTCTGGGGGCCCTGGGGCTACTCGAACCGGGCCGTGAGCGGCACCAACACCCCCTCGGGCCACTCGATGGGCCTGTCGGTGGACATGAACGCGCCGAACAACCCGTACTCGACCAACTTCCAGTCCGACATGCCGCCCGCGATGGTGGCCGACCTGGAGTCGCTGGGCCTCTACTGGGGCGGCCGGTACACCGGCAAGGCCGACGCCATGCACTACGGGTTCTGCCGGGCGCCTGGGACGCTCCCGCAGTACATCGCCAAGGCCCGGGCACTGCTCGGCTCCTCCCCCACCCCACCGGACAAGGACTGGTTCGACATGGCATCTGAGGCCGACCTCAAGAAGATCGTCGACAAGGCGATCAAGGACGCCACCCCGGCGATCGTCAAGGCGGTGTGGGAGAAGATCACCCCGGGCCACGCCTACTACTCGCAGAACGCGGTGCACAACTCCACGACCCGGACCGCGCTGGAGACCATCGCCGGAGCGGAGAACAACACCGCGCAACTGCGCCGGTAGTCGTGAGTGAGCCACCGAGCGATGACGACCGACCCGGAACCGGTAAGCGAGCCAGCGAACCCGGAGGCGTGGTGGGTGACCCAGTTGCGGCTGGTGCTGCCGCTGGTCCTGGGGGCGGCTTCCTTCATCACCGGCCTGATCACGGGGGAACTGCTCTGGATCGGGATCGGCGGGGGCCTGATCGGGATACCGGGGCTGGTGTCCGCGCTGGGAACCGGCGGCTCTCGCTCCTCGACCGCATCCTCCTCGCGGTGAGTTACGGCCTGCTGGTCACCGTGGTGGTGGTCGGCGGGTTCTGGCTCCAGCGGACGCTCGACGAGGCCAAGACCGAGCGGTGCCAGTTGGCGTTCGGCCAGATCAAACTGCTCCAGGTGGAACTGCTCGCGCTGGAGCCCTACGTCACCGTGCCGCCGGACCAGAAGGCCTCGGCCAAGGCCCAGGTCGCCGACGCCATCCAGTGGGTGACCTCGGAGTGCGGGCCCATCCCGACCTGACCGATATGACCGACCGGCGGTACCGCTCGCCGCTGAACTGGCCGGTGCTGCTCATGGCGGCCGGGTGCTGGGTGATCATCCTGATCGTGGTGCTGGTGCTCATCTAAGACGCCTCCGCCCCCCGCGGAGAGGGAGCCGTGGGGGGCGGAGGTCTGTCTGGGCTACCGGGCGCTCGGGTGCACCTCCAGCCCGGCGAACGTGACGCTCATGGGCTCGATGGTGCGGACGCCGGTGCGGGCGTCGCGGGAGGCCCGCTCGCGGAGCAGCATGGCCCGGTTGGCCTCGGTGTAGGGGAACGTGTGGGCGTGACCGGCGGCCACGTCGTGGTTCGCGCCCCGGACCTCGGACTCGACGCGGTAGGAGTAGACCCCGCCCGCCACGTTGCAGACGATCTCGGCCTCGGAGTCGATGTCGGCGCGGAACTGGCGCAGGTCGACACCCTCCGGGGCCTTGGTGACGGTGAGCAGCGCCTCGGCGGCCCGGGCGTACCCGTCGGGCCGGGTGCGGTCCCAGGCGTCGACCTTGGCCTGCAGGGCGGCGTCGGAGTAGCGGTCCAGGAACGCCTGGCGCTTGGCCTCGATCTCGGCGAGGCGGGCGGCCTCGGCGGCCTCGGCGCGCTGCGCGATGCGGGTCTGGACCTCGCCCAGCACCCACTCGTCGCCGTAGCCGTCCGCGGCGGCGAACAGGGCGTCCAGCGCGGCGGCCGTGCGGACCGAGCGCCAGTGGTTCTTGGCCATCGACTTGCCCATGGTGATGGCGCCCTGGCCGCTGAACTTGCTCCGGCCGGTGTAGCGGTGGCCGCAGGCGCAGTCGGCGGTGACGGTGCCGTCCTCGTTGTTCCAGGTGGCTACGGGGTGGGCGGGCAGGTCGGACGGGGCCGGGATGCTCTGCAGGGTCTCGCGGGCGATGCTCATGGTGTCCTCCAGGACGTGGTGGTGGTTGGTAGGGCTACCATACCACACCGTGTGGCACGGTAGCAACCATCAGGACAGCAGGTCGACCAGCAGCCGCCCGGCATCCAGCCGCAGCGCCGCCTCGGCGGCGGTCACCTCGGCCCGGTACTCGGCGTCCGGCAGGAACCGGTCCAACTCGGCGGCCACGTAGCCGGGCAGCACGTCCTCCAGCGCCTCGGCGGCCGGGAGCGAGAAGTCGGCAGGCCACCAGGGCACCGGCGGCGCGGGCTGGAGCAGGTTGCGCGGGAGGTGGGCCGCGATCTGCTCCGGCGTGGCCGCGATCCGCTCGACGACCACCGCGCCGGGGGCGTCGTAGTCGGCGGCAAACCGCTCGATGTCCCGGGCGGCCGGAACGAAGATGTTGCGGAGCCCCATCAGGTCGAAGTCGCCGATGCTCATCACGACGGTCCGGGTGCCGGTCTTGCGGAACAACTGCGCCGCCTGGAACCCCAACCGCTCGGTGACCGAGAGCGGCACCGAGCCTGAGCCGGACACCATCGGCACGCCGTAGAGGTCGGCCGTGGCGGCCAGGCTCTCCATCAGCCCGGCGGCCTCCAGCAGCAGCACCGCGCGCCAGGGCTGGCCGTCCTGCCGGTCGTGGTGCAGGTCCTGGATCTCCCCCAGGAGGCCGTGCGCCGCCTCGGCGGCGGAGGTCACCCAGAGTTGGTGCCACGCCGAGCGGCCGTCCCGGACGGCACCCATCGACACCCGGCCGGTGCGCCGGAGCATGAGCACCGCCTCCTCGATGTTGTCGAGTTGGTCGTGCCCGACGCCCAGCCTTCCGGCGGTCCGGTAGGCGATGAACCGGGTCGTCCTGGGCGAGGCCTGCGCCTCGATCTCGGCCTGGGCGGCGTCCATGAAGCGCTCCCGCTCCGAGCCCGCCCGAGGGACGTAGTCGCGCGCGTAGCCCTTGGGGCGTTCGTCGGCGGTCCGCGGGATGCCGACCTCGTCGGCAGTCAGCCCGGTGCCGGGGTGCTCGATGGTGCTGGACATCAGGTGCTCCTCGTGGTGGTGGACGGGGGCTGGCCGAGTGGCCAGCCCCCGTCGGGTGGATCAGAGAGCCGCGGCTGCGGCGTCCCAGTACGAGACGACCCCGCGGGCGGCCTCCCAGGCCTCCTCGGCGTAGGTGTCCTCGACGCCCCGCATCTCCAGGGGGCAGGGGCCGTAACCCGGCTGGCCGTGACCGATGCCGTCGCAGAGCGCGCAGTAGACCAGGTCGGCGTCCTGCATCATCGCCATGTAGTCGACCTCGCAGTCGCGGGCCTCGGTGGTGGTTACGTGGGTGCGGCCGCAGGCCTCGGTGCCCTCGACTGCGAAGCGGTGGGTGAACATCTGGTCTCCTCGGTGCTGGGTGGTGGTGGAGCCCCAACAGTACCACACCGTGTGGGGCCACACCAACCAGTCAGTCCTTCCGTTCGGCCAGGGCCATCCGCTCCTCATGGGGCGAGGTGGGGCGCTCCCGGCCCTGGTACTCGGCGTAGCAGGGCAGGCCGGGCTGGGAGTCGCAGACGGGGCACTTGACGGTGTAGGGCGGCTGGGAGCGCCAGTCCTCGCCCATCAGTCGGCCGCCATCCAGAGCGCACGGGCGGCCTGCACCCAGGCCCTCATGGACTGCTCGGCCTGCGCGGCCCGCTCGACCAGCCGCCGGTGGAACTCCTCCAGGACGTAGGCCGGGACCTGCTCGATCGGGATCTCCACGTAGCCCTTGGACTTGTTCGCATGGGGCTGGCCGTCGAGGCGCAGGATCGGGCCCACCCGGCGCCAGCGCCAGTGCCCCTCGGTGTGCCAGGACGCATCGGCGAAGTAGGTCTCGGCCCGGAACGACTTGTCCCGGTTCGTCGACCGGTCCTCGTTGGTCAGCACCTCGGGGTCCCGGTCGTCGATGTGCATCCCGGCGTGGAAGATGACGGTGGCGCTCATGGTGTTCTCCTCGTGGTGGTGGTGGCCAGGGCGCGGGCGCGCTCCTGGTGGTCGAGGTCCAGCGTGTTGTCGGCCAGCCAGGCCAGGACGGCCTCGTAGCCGTCCCGCTCGGCGGCGGTGATCAGGTCGCCCAGGGCCATCTGGTAGCCCAGGGCGAACTGAC